AGATGTGTTGAAAATTAAATTAAGTTTTTATGAACTAATTCAAAAAAGATTAAGAGGAGGAGATGTACTAAGGTATCACACTCGACCAGAAGTAGCCGATCGACAAGATGTAGCCGCTCACACTTGGAAAGCATTAGTTTTACTTACAACTATCTGGCCTGAGTGTACCAAGGAAAGTATACTTTTTGTTCTTTATCATGATGTAGCTGAACTAGAAGTAGGGGATATTCCTGCAACAACAAAATGGAAAAACCATAGGTTTGCTGAAGCGTTATCTGTAATAGAAAAAAACTACGAAAAACTGTTAGATCTTCCTGTAAAGTATACAGATTTAAGTAAACAAGATCAACAAAGAGTTAAAATAGTGGACATTTTAGAATTAGTTTTTCACTGTCATAAACAAATACAAAAAGGTAATGTTTTAGCTTTAGATGTTTTTTATAGAGGGGTTAACTATTTACATTCAAACTTTAAATTTATACCAGAATATGCTTTGATAGAAACTTTATTGGATAAGATGAAATGATAAAAGAAGGTGTGTTTTTATTTTTACTAATCGGTGGTCCTATAACATACGAAGAACAATATATTGGTAAAATACCAGATTGTAGCCATGCTAAGTCTATTATGCAAAAAGTTGAAAGAAACAATAAAAGAGTCAGAGGGTTTTTATGTTTAGATTCTAAATCATTTGAAGCAAGAAAAAAATTTAAGTTCAAACCTTCACCTTCTGAACAAAAGGTTGTTGATGATATTAAAGAAATATTACCGAGGCCTATGCCTAAACCAATGATCCCACTTAAAAGAAAGGAATGATATGCAAGAAAATTTTTCAGAATGTTTAGATATTATTTTAAAACACGAAGGTGGCTTTGTTAACCACCCTGAAGACCCAGGAGGAGCAACCAACTTAGGAATTACAAAACGAACATTAGAAGAGTTTCTTGGCAAAGAAGTTTCTATTGATAATGTTAAAAACTTGGACAAAAAAACAGCAGGAAAAATATATAAACAAAGATACTGGGATTCCATAAAAGGTGACGATCTTCCCTCTGGTGTTGATCTTTCATTATTTGATTGGGGTGTAAATTCAGGACCCTCCAAAGCGGCGAAATGTTTGCAAAAATTATTAGATGTTAATGTTGATGGTATTATCGGTAGTCAAACACTAACTGTTCTTGATAGTTGGGATTTAGAAATAATATTAGAAGATCTTCATAAAGAACGCAAAAAATTTTATCAATCTTTAAGAACTTTTCAAACTTTTGGAAAAGGTTGGTTACGAAGAAACGATAAAACCCTATTTGAATCAAAACGATTATTACACTGGTCTCAAAAAATTTAAATTCTTACAGAACAAAAAAGAACTACAAAGAACATAAACTTTGTTACATTATAATTAATATTAATAAAAACCCATAAGGAGAATGTTATGGAACTATTAACTGAAACTCAGAAGCAAAAACTTCTTGAGAACGAAGCAAACAATGTAGACGATGCTAAGGTTGTTGTCAAGTTGTTTAACCCTGAGGGAGCTGGTACTTGGTTTCTTCACAAACTAACTGATGATGGTATTGCTTACGGTTTATGTCATCTAACTGAGCTTGAATATGGTGCAGTAAGTATGCGTGAACTACAAACACATACTGGTCGTATGGGCTTGGGTATCGAGCGTGACAGGTATTTCCCAGAAAATAAATACACCATAGATGAAGTTGAAGTAAAATTTAACTTAGGAGAACATTTATGATAAAAGAAAAAATTAAAACTTCTACCCAAGATGATTCTTGGGTAGGAGACTGTGTTTTGTGTGGTATGGAAATACCCCCAGAATACGACCCTTCTGGCAAACCTTTTTGGTATGGGGGACACAACCCCCAGCCTCTGTCTAACGAAGGTAGATGTTGTGATGTTTGTAATCATACCAAAGTAATTCCAGCAAGATTGCGAGGTATGTGATGGACATAAAGAAAATTTATGGAAAAGCAACCTTAGATAGCCTTGAACAAGAGTATGAGGAACTAAATTTAATTGATTTAGTTAAAATGAGGTTCACTTTACAAGCACACGAAAAAGCTGTGACGCAACTTATAAAAAAGAAAAAGGGAGGTAAAGTTAAAACCGTCTCTTACACTTACGAAAAAAAGAAAGGAGGTATGTAATGGGACTTGATCAATATGCTTACATAGATCCAAAAGAAGGTGCTAGACATTCTAACCAAAAAGAAGAAGATACTTTTTACTGGCGAAAACATTCTAGACTGCATGAATTTATGCTTTCTATTTGGATGGAACAAAACCCTGATAAATCTAGGGAAGTATTTAACTGCCGAGATTTGTACTTATCAGAAGAAGATTTGTTAGAGTTAAGGAAGGCTCTTGCTGACAATTTTGATAATTACACCAGTGAGGGTGGCTTGTTTTGGGGACACCAATATCAAGAAGAACAAGCTGAAGAATATGCTGACCAAGACTTAAATTTTGTCCAGCGAGCACTAGATGCTGTCCGCGAGGGTAAGCGTGTGGTATATTCTTGTTGGTGGTAAACTATGCAAGAAATAATAATATTAATTTTTATCCTGCTACTTTTAATAGTAGCAGGATATTGTGTTATTAATTTATTTAAATGAACATTTTTATTTTACACCCCGATCAATCGTTGTGTGCTAAATATCATTGTGACAAACACATTGTAAAAATGCCTTTGGAAACAACACAGATGTTATGTTCTGTGCATTGGCGATATAATTCAACTGCTCCTTACCTAAAAGTTCACACTAAACATCCGTGTACTTTGTGGGCTGGAGATACAGTTGATAATTATAAATGGCTATGGGAGTTTGGTATTGAGTTATGTAAAGAGTATACTTATCGTTACGAAAGAATCCACGCTTGTGAAAAGGTTCTTGCAATTATAAAGGATCCGCCTGTAGAATTAACCAAGAGAGGGACCACTATTTTTCCCCAAGCTATGCCAGAAGAATATAAGCATAGAGATCCTGTGGTGGCATACAGGGAATATTATAAATATGAAAAAAGGAGATTTGCTAAATGGAAAAAAAGAAAAACACCACCATTCATGGTTCAAATGTAATAGAGTTTCCTACACATGATTCTTTGCCCTGTGATGTTGAACCAGTTGAAGAAAGACATATAGAAATATCTTCTTGTGCTGTGTGTCACCATACACATTTTTTCTTATTAAAAGAAGAAGGTAAAGTAATGTGTGCAAAGTGTGGTCATTTTGCTCAGCATAAGTGGTTTTGATTAAATAATTTACACATAGATTATAATTTATGTTAGGTTTTTTATAAAAAAGGTAAAAATTATGGAAAAAATAAAAACACATCAAAAATTTTACGAAGATTTAATACAATTAAATGTGAGTATACTTTCTCAAGAAGAATATAAAGATGCAGTTTTCTTTTTATATAATAAACACTTTCCTAAAAAAGAAGAAGGAGTTAAAAATGCCACCAAGTAAAGGATACAAACAACGCAAATCGTTAGGTATAACTAAAGAAGCATACTCTGCTCTTTTAAAGTTATGTACTAGTCTTGAAAAACAAATGGGCTTCAAAGTTACACAGAATGACGCTATTTTATATTTGATAAAACAGTTTGAAAAAGAACAAAGATGAAAATTAACGGTAATCGCCTTAAATCAGAAGAACATTTATTTGACAGAATAAACACGGTTTTCCAACGCGATCATGTTGATGCTTTTTTAGAACCAGTGTTTTCTCACTTTAATGAAGAAGCTCGTTATGAACAAGATAACGAAGAAACATTTAATAGAATACTTTTTTTAATAAGAAAATACATAGATCCTAAAACACCAAAAGCACATAGAAAGATAATGGACTTAGTTTTTAAGGTGTTTATGGGAGTAAGTTTAATTGCCTTACTCCGTATTTGTAGGGATCATTACGATTGGCAAACTCTAGAAGATTGGGAAGTGGAAGGAGGTGAAAAACAATGATAGAAGCAATAATAGGCGGAGTTTTATCTGGATTTGTAAATGTAATACAGATTGAAAACGCTGACTTTTTTTACCAACGAGCGTTAAACAAAAAAACTAAACAATGCGAATGGGTTGATAAAGGTTGGAGTGAACCTAAATCAAGTAATCCATCTTTAACTATGTTTGGACAAACTAAGTGGATACAGGTTTGTGTTGAAAAACCCAAGTCAGACAATGATTAATTTTATCATTATATATTGTCTGGCTTTATACATACTTTATATTATCTACCGATAACATTGGAATGTATTTTTTTGTTTATTACTGTATTATATAATTAATGGTTATTGTTTTTTGTGTATAAGTTCAATAACCATTTACTTTGGAGTGGTGTATATCCCAGTCCCACTAAGTCTCTTACTTGAGGAAAGTTTGAGGCGGTCCCGATGAGTGGCGGATAGCTAATAGATGGCGAGAGTTGACGGACTTAAAATTGTGGGTGGCAAATCTCTTGGCGTGTTGGACTAGACGACTTATGTAGCCTCTTACCAGCAGTAAAAGTTCAAGAAGTAAGTGTTAGCTCACCACTCCATAGTGGTTTATTTTGGGGTTGTTCTCGTGTTTTTAGCCACTTAAAAAAGAAAAAACAAAACTGCAAGAGGGTTGGTAGTTGCCTCTTAAAATATCAACTACCTTATTAACATTAACCATTCTATAAGGAGAAAGTTATGGAATTAAAAAAATATGTAATCATTACATACGCTCAGGCAACTTTCAAGTATTATGTTGACGCTACATCAACAAAAGATGCGGAGAGCAAGTATCTTAGAGGGTGGGCTGACATACACAACGATGGTATGCCAACCGATGTTCACGATGAACAAATTGATGAAATTTATTGTCGTACTTCTACCCACAAGAAAGTGAGGTCAAAGTGACACCTTACGAAAAATTTGCAAAGAAATATTATAATCAGTTAAGAGGATATACTGTGGTTGATTTTAATTTAAAGAGTGATCCATATGATAATGATATTATATTTCCAACTTTAACTATGACGAAAGCAGGGAAAACAATTAAAGTATCTGTTAGCCAAGACGAAGAGGGTAACGGCGGAGGACACTTATTTATAGAGGAGAACGACTAATGAGTAAGCAACCAAAACCAACACGAATAAGTATTGAGTTTCCTAGTGAGGAATCTGCTCTTAACTGGTACAGGACTTATGTTCCGCATTTTGTACAAGCTGACTCAGCTTTATTTAAAAATGATTCTTTATTAGACAAAGCAATGAAAAATAAATGGGTTATAAAATCTGACACATTTAATGGTCGACGCGTAAAGTTTAAAGAAGGGTGGGTTCTCGATGAGTAGAAAGTATACAATACATTGGGATGTAAAAGAAATTACTAAGATCCTAGAAAAAGGGTATACTGGTTCGTTTTCTTCTGAACAAGAAGCGGAGTTTACTATTGAAAAAATAGTTGACAGTATAGCCCACGACACTATTTTTAATTATAAAGTAACCAAGGAGTGAGTGATGACTAAAAAACTACACAATTTAGCAGAATCAGATACTTTGGTTCGCGATCTGTTAAAAGTTAATCAAAGGTATATAAAAACATTTGACCCCGATCATCCGTATGGTGACAATATTGATTATGTTCAAATGTTCATGGTTCTTAAAGTTCTAGCCCTCCGTACTCCAGGAGTCGCCCAGTACATTGACGAACAAATACAATATATGCAACAAAGACTTACTAAACACAAAACAAAGAACAATAAACAGACCCATTTAAGCACCGTCAGACAGTCATGAATACTTTTTATATAGTTTAGTACCTTATAAAACTTGACGCATGGGTGGTGCTTATTTTATAACGACTAAAAAAACGTCGTTCACGAGTTATAAATACTGTACATCTTTTATAATATGTGTATACTGATATCATACCATTAAGGTATTAACATAACCATTGTAGAAAGGATGGTAAACAAATGAGTAAAATAACTCAAATAAAAGCCACTCAGGCAAAACCAACAGTAAAAATTGCTGAACTTATTGTAAAAGAGGAAGAACTCTCTTACGAGCAAATTTTTCAGTTTGTCAAACAACACGCAGGAGGTAACGAAGGTAATGTAAACATTGTCCCTTTACCTAATGTTGATATTAATAACAAAAAACCTGTTCCATTTGGATATGGTGGCAAAAAAGACGGTGTAAGAGCCAAAATACAAAATATGATACTTAAAGGTATAAAAGGTGACCACACTCTCAAAACTATGCTAGACGTAACCTGTAAACAATTTGGACATTCCAAAAAAAGACCCAATGTATTACACGCTCTAATGCACGGTGGGTACAGTCCGTCAAGCAAATTTTGGTTAACTCCTTACATTAAGTTAGTAGTTCAATCTTAAAAATTTATGGGGGAAGGGCTTCGGCTCTTCCTTCATGTTTCAAGTTTGCTATATAGTAGTAAAATGAAATAAGTGTAAAATCAAATTTTAACTTTCTCCAATATACAATATATAGCTATATCCGATATATATTGAAAACTATTTCAGTCGCGCGAAAACAATCGACTTTGAATTTAAATTTGCATCTTTTCAAAAATTCTACTATTATACAGAGTATGGCGATCGCTAAACAAACACATAAGAATAAACTTGAGGTAGTAGCTAATCCCCGCAGGGAAAAACAAATTACTCCCAAACAAGAAGAGTTCGCAAGGTTGTATGTCTGTGAAGACATTACACAAACCGAAGCAGCGATAAAAGCTGGATACTCTAAAAATTCAGCTCATGTAATAGCTTCACAACTTTTAGATGGGCGATCGTTTCCCCATGTAATTAATAGAATACGAGAACTGAAAATAGAATTATCTCGTAAGTATGAAGTTTCTTTTGAGGGTCATGTAAAAAAACTGGCTGAAATTAGGGATTCTGCGATCGGTTCTGGTAATTTCGCAGCGGCTGTCGCTGCTGAAAAATCTCGTGGTCAAGCAGCAGGACTGTATATTGATCGTAAAGAAATACTGCACGGAAAAATTGATCAGATGAGTAGAGAAGAAGTAATGAAGGAAATACAAAAGTTACAGGAAGAATATCCAGCTTTGGCAACATTTAGTGCTGATAATATTGTGATCGAAGGTAAATCTAACGAAGTGAAAACAAAGGATTAATTAATACTTTTTCCTGATTTTGTTGTTTAGTATAATATAAAGGTAAGATATTAACATTAACAAGGAGCATACAATGGCGATTAAAGCTACTGGAAGCAAATTCACTTACGAGCTAACTGGTAATGAGTTAGCAACTTATTTAATTGAGCGTTTTGGTGATACACCAGAAAATGCAATTACACAAACTAATGAAGCTGCAAAATCAAACAAAGCATTTTTTGTAAGACTTGATGAAGCAGATATTTTAAACCTTAAACAAAAAACAATTGATTATTTTAAATCACTTACAGTTGTTGATATGACTGGCAAAAATACTTCGTCCTGATTTATTTTTTTACTTCTTGATTTTTGTTGGTGTTACTATATTAATGTAATACTAACAAAAACAAGGAGTCTATTATGGAAAAAATTAATTGGGTTCGTAGTAATAACCTTAATGATTTTTTTAATTTATACGATAAACTACCCTCGCACATAAAAAGTGTTGTTAAAGACATTGTTGGCAAGGGTGAGTTTTTGTACTACGATTTTGAAGGTCACCCTAACGGATCTTCAGTCACAGTACCAAAAGTCTTAGATGATAATCCAAAATGTAATTGGTTTCAAATATTCAGTTATAATTATGGTTGTCAACACTTTATCATACACAAACCTCAAAAAAATGGTGGTGTTTTGTATGAGTTAAAACTTAATGGTCACTATACTTTTGGTGTACCACCGATGTTTATTTATAAAGAAAAGGAAAAACAATGGTAAAAAAACTTGCGAGCGTACTACCAAGAATATTAGAGAACATTGTAAACAATGGCGATAATACTTTTGACAAACCCTTTATTGAACAACAGTTGAACGGGACTAGTTGGCAGTATGAGTGGGTTGACTCAAAAAACGGTAGACCACAAATTAAAATATGGTAGAGTGTTTTGAAACCTGAATCTAAATTGTGGCAACAGTTAAAAAAAGGGACACAGGATATGGGAGTGTTTTGGACACGCATTGAGTCGTGGTCTAGTCCTGGTGTCCCAGATGTTCATGGTATCAAAAATGGTGTTAGCTTTTGGGTTGAACTTAAGATCTCTAACTTAAAAACACTTAAATCCATTGGACTCAGCCCACACCAAAAATCGTGGCAGTTCAAGTATTCTCAACAGTCAGGGAATATCTTTAACT